CTACGTCGAGGACCACGGGCCGACCGCCGGTGGCAACTGCGACGGCACGGGCGGCCTGGCCGGTCTGACCGGCGCACGCAGCGCGGGCTGCATGCGTGACATGAACAACCAGCGCTACCGCAACCCGCCGGCCGCAGGGCCGCGCGAGCGCGGTTTTGCCGGCGCAGCCTACCTGCCGCCGAACGGCCCATGACGAACCATGAGCTATGAAGACTTGAAGCTGTATGCGTTGGTCGGCAGCCTGTTCTGGAACATGGGCCTGACGGTGGCGCTGTGGCTGCGCAAGCCAGGCGAAGACGCGGGCCGCGCGGTCGACACGCTGCGCCAGCATGTCGACGGCGGCCTGGGCGCGCTGCGGGCGCAGCACCAGGTGATGGAAGAGCGCATCCGCCACATGCCCACCAGCGAGGAGCTGGCCGAGCTGGAGGGCACGGTGCGCGGCATCAGCGTGCAGACCGCCGGCCTGGCCGAATCGATGCAGACCGTGCGCGGCCAGCTCAACCGCATCGAAAACTACCTCCTGCAGGCCAAATGAGCGGCATCAGCTACGCCGAGTTCGAAGCCCGCGACCGTCGGCTGGTGCTGCTGCGCGCGCTGGAAGCTGCGGCGCAGTACCGCGCCAACGCCTTCCTGCTGCACCGCTACTGCCAGAGCCTGGGCCATGCGGTGAGCGTCGACCGGCTCGAGCAGGACCTGGCCTGGCTGGCCGAGCAGGGGTTGGTGACGCTCCAGTCGCCCGACGGCGTGACGGTGGTCACCGCCACCGCGCGCGGGCTGGACGTGGCCGCGGGCCGCGCCACTGTGCCGGGCGTCGCGCGCCCCGCACCCTGAACGAGGCGGGGCAGATGCCGCGGCCGAGCAAGATCGCGAAATTTCCGGCGCATGTGCGCAAGTGGCTGCACAGCGCCTTCGTCGACCACGCCTTCGGCTCGATCGAGGACATCACTGCCCAACTTAACGAGCTGCTCAAGCGCGAGGGCATCGCCCAGACCGTGGGCAAGAGCGCGGTCGGCGCCGAGAGCCTGCGCGTGAAGCGGGCGCAGGAATCGGTGCGGGCCACGACCGAGGCCGCGCGCATGATCGCCGAGACTTCGCCCGACGACGGCGACCACCGCAGCGCGGCGGCGATGGCGCTGGTGCAAAGCGAGGTCTTCGAGCTGCTGCTGCAGATCCGCGAGAGCGACAGCATCGAAGACCCGGTCGCGCGGCTGGGCGTGATGAACGAGGCGGCGCTGGGCCTGTCGCGGCTTTCGCGCAGCCGCGTCAATCAGGCGCGCTGGGCCACCGAGGTCGAAGCCCGAGCCAAGGCCGCCGCCGACAAGGTGGCCAAGCTGGCGCGCAAGGGCGGCGCCGATGCGGCGACGCTGAGTGAGATCCGGGCAAGCATCCTGGGCATCGTCAAGCGCGAGCCGGCGGCCGCGGCGGCATGAACCCGCTGCACCAGCTCGACGGCCCGGCCGGGCCCGATGCTCCGCCGCCGGTGCTGTTGCCTTACCAGCAGGCCTGGATCGCCGACGAGGCGCAGCTCAAGCTCTGCGAGAAGGGCCGCCGCGTTGGCCTGACCTGGGCCGAGGCGGCCGATGCCGTGATGCTGGCGATGGCCGCCGGCGGCTCGAACTACTTCTACATCAGCGCCACGCAGGACATGGCGCGCGAATTCATCGAGGCCTGCGCCATGTGGGCGCGCGCCTTCGATGCCGCCGCGGCCGAGATCAGCGAAGGCTTGTACGACGACGGCACCGACAAGGCCGACCCGGCAGCGCGCTGGATCAAGACCTACGAGGTGGGGTTTCCGAAGACGGGGCGACGCATCGTCGCGCTGTCGAGCCGGCCGACCAATCTGCGCGGCAAGCAAGGCACGGTCGGCATCGACGAGGCGGCCTTCGCGCCCGAGCTCGCCGGCTTGCTCAAGGCCGCGATGGCGATGCTGCTCTGGGGTGACCGGGTTCGGATCTGGAGCACGCACGACGGCGTGGAGAACCCCTTCAACAACCTGGTGCAGGAGATCCGTGCAGGCAAGCGCGGCACGGCCACGGTGCACCGCGTGACCTTCGGCGATGCGGTGGCGCAGGGCTTGTTCCGCCGCGTGTGCATGCGCAGGGGCATGGCCTGGAGCCGCGAGGCCGAGGCTGCCTGGGTGGCATCGGCGCGCGCCTTCTACGGCGACGACGTGCTCGAAGAGCTCGACTGCGTACCGAGCAACAGCGCCGGCGCCTACCTGAGCCTGGCGCTGATCGAGCAGCGCATGGTGCCGGCCTGGCCGGCCGCGCCGGATGCGCCGGTGCTGGTACGCGGCCGCTGGGACGATGCCTTCGCCTACCTGAGCGAGACGGTGCGGCACTTCGCGATCGCCGGCTGGATCGCGGACGCCTTGGCGGCCCACCTTGCGCGCCTGAGCCCGACGCGGCGCCACGTCTTCGGCCAGGATTTCGCGCGCAACCGAGACCAGTCGGTCATCGTCGTGCTCGAAGAGGACACCGACCTGACCCGCCGGCCGCGCCTGGTGGTCGAACTGGCCAACTGCCCGTTCTCGAGCCAGGAGCAGATCCTCTTTCACCTGGTGCAGGCGCTGCCGCGTTTTCGGGGCGGCGCGCTCGATGCCAGCGGCAACGGCGCGGCGCTGGCCGAAGCCGCCGCGCAGCGCTTCGGCACCGAGCTGATCGAGCAGGTGAAGGCGAGCGATGCGTTCTACCTGGCGCACATGCCCAAGCTCAAGGCCGGGCTGCAAGACGGCACGCTCACCGGCATCCCGCGCGACGAGCAGCTGCGCGACGATCTGCGCGCGATCAAGCTGATCGACGGCGTCCCCAAGCTGCCGCGTGCCAACACGCTGAGCGCCGGCGCGCGCGCCGCGGCGGCCGAGGGCGGCGACAAGCTCCGCCGGCACGGCGACTTCGCGATCGCCCTGTTTCTGGCGCACTACGCGCTCGGGCGCGAGGCGGGTGAGATTGCGTGGACGCCGGTGCCCGCTGAGGCCGGCATGGGCGGCGGCGAATACGGACGCACGGGCCGCTGGCGCGACCGCCCGGACCACGGCCGAGATGGCTTCGAAACCGGCCTGGCGGATGGCAAGGCGGCATGGTGATCGGCCGCCGCCGGCAAATTGCCTCCAGGAACGGCCTAGGAACGTTCCTGAGGGGGGTCTGTGCGCGAGGGGGTGCCAAGGTAGCCCCGCCGCACTGTGGCGCCTCTGAGGCCCGAATTTTCGGCCGCGCTTCAATGCCCGGCCCGGAGGGCAACCCGACATGAAGCTGCTCGACCACCGCGGCAACCCGATCGACACCGGCGCCTTGCGCCAGCCGCAGGCCGACGAAGCGGCCGTTGGCCACCTGGCGCGCGAGTTCGAGCTGCACCCGGCACGCGGCCTGACCCCGGCCCGCCTGCACACGGTGATGCAGGCCGCCGAGCAGGGCGACATCGGCCCGCAGCTCGACCTGGCCGACGACATGGAAGAGCGCGACGGCCACCTCTTCGCCGAGCTCGACAAGCGCAAGGGCGCGGTGGCGGCGCTGCCCTGGACCATCGTCGAGCCCGAGGCCCCGAGCCGCGCCGAGAAGAAGCTGGCGGCGCAGTTGCGCGAGTGGCTGCTGGCCGTCGACGACTTCGAGGACGTGGTGCGCGGCTTGATGGAAGGTGTGTTGCGCGGCTTCTCTTGCCATGAGATGGTCTGGAGCCTGCACGAAGGCGTGCTGTTGCCGACGATCACGTACCGGCCGCAGCGCTGGTTCACGGTGGACCGCGCCACGCGCAACACGATCCGCCTGCGCACCCAGGGCACCAGCGAAGGGGAGGCGCTGCGGCCCTTCACCTGGATCGCCCATGTGCACAAGACACGCAACGGCTACCTGGCGCGCGGTGGCCTGGTGCGCGTGCTCGCATGGCCCTACCTGTTCAAGAACTTCGCCACCCGCGACCTGGCGGAGTTTCTCGAGATTTACGGCTTGCCCTTGCGTGTGGGCCAGTACCCCGCCGGCGCCAGCGACGCCGAGAAGCGCACGCTGCTGCAGGCGGTGACACAGATCGGCCACAACGCGGCCGGGATCATCCCGCAGGGCATGAAGATCGACTTCCAGGCCGCGGCCCAAGGCACGCAGGACCCCTTCGGCTCGATGATCGCGCTGATGGACGCGGTGGAGTCCAAGGTCATCCTCGGGCAGACCCTCACCGCGAGCGAAGGCCAGCACGGCACGCAGGCGCTCGGCAAGGTGCACAACGACGTGCGCATGGACATCCGCGACAGCGACGCCCGCCAGGTCGAGGCGACGCTGACGCGCCAGCTGCTGTGGCCGCTGGCCGCGCTCAACGTGGCCGGCGCGGACCTCAATCGCCTGCCGCGCTTCAGCTTCGACACCACCGAGCCGGAGGACCTGGCGCTCTACGCCGAGCACCTGCCCGGCCTGGCCGCGGCCGGCGTCCGGATCCCGGTGAAATGGGTGCAGGACAAGCTTCGCATCCCGGAGCCGGCTGAAGGCGAGGCCGTGCTCAGCGGGCCGGCGGCGCCGCCGTCAGGCCCGA